TTGGGCCGCAGCGGCATCGGCTGCGAGCTGAATCCCGAATACATCGAGCTAGCAGAGCAGCGGATCGCCAAGTCGAAGGCGAAGATGCCGCTGTTCGTGGCTTGAAGTGCGCTACAGCGGCGAGAGACGGCCGCCTTGACGCTCGCCGTACTCTGCCCGCATGGAACCCGCCACTCCCACGCTCTTGCGGACGCTCGCCGGCTACCACGCGAGCACGAACCTCGTCGTGCACGTACAGCACGCCGAGGAGGTGATCCGCCGTCAGCGGGCCGCTCTGCTCCAGGCGGCAGACCGGATCGAGGAACTTGAGGCCCGGGCTGCAAGAGAACCGCCCCTTCCCGCTAGCGTAGAGAGGTAGGCCGCGTGGCTGGCCCGAGACCAGTGCCTTATCCCAGGAGTTGAGCAATGTCCGAAATCAAGATGCGCCGCCGCTCGCGGCAGATCCCGATCACCTTGACGACCTCGACGGCGAACGCGACGACGCTGTTCACCGAGGACTTCGCGGGCGGTGTGGTTGATCTCGGCACCATTGCGACCGCGGCTACCACGCTCCAGATGTGGGGAGCCTCGACTGAGGGCGGGAACTTCCGCCGGCTCTACAACACCGATGGCAGCGTGGCCGACATCACGCTTGCCCCGAGCACCGCCGTGGGTGGCGTATACAACCTGCCCGATGCTGTGTTCGGCGTGCCATTCCTCGAAGTGCTGGTGGGCAACACCGCGGGCACCGGGGTCATCGCGACTGTCACCCTCAAGAGCTAGCCCATGCCGCAGCGGGTGCCGCGATACAAGGCTCCGCGGATTCGGCAATGCCTCCGAGGTGAGGACAGGCCCAACGCCTACCAGCGGGGCTACACAGATGGCCGGCACCGGGCTTGGCGGGAGGAAGTGCTGATCCGAGACGCTTACATCTGCCGGCATTGCTCTCGGGTTCTAGGCCGAAGCGGCGAGGCTCATGCCGATCACATTCTGCCGGTTCGGCTCCGGCCAGACCTTCGGTATGAAGTCGGCAACGGTCAGTGCTTGTGTGCGTCGTGCCACCAGAGAAAGACCAACGCCGAGGCGCGGGCGTGATCGCGAGCGTGCGCAGAAAGCAGGCAGACCGGGTAGGGGGGTCGGCCTCCCAAACCGCCAACGAGGAAAACCATCTGTGCTAGAGGAGCGAGGCCGCTGCGACTAACGCTTGGGGGGTGGGTCTAGCGCCTGCTCGTTTTTCGGGCATTAAAACTATGGGAAGACGCGGGCGAAAACCAGAGCCGACAAGCCTCAAGATCCTGCGCGGCAACCCCGGCTGCCGGCCGATCAACACAGCCGAGCCGAAGCCGCCGGCCGATGGCATCGCGATGCCGCCGCATCTCGGCGAGATGGCCGCGGCGAGATGGCGGGAGTTGCTGCCGATGCTCCAGGCGACGCGTGTGATGACCCGGGCCGATGTCGAGGCGCTCGCCCGCTACTGCGACACATACGAGTGGTGGCTTGCAGTGCGTGCAAAACTCAAGGCGGAAGGCGACACCTACCCGATCCTGAACGACGGCGGGCAAGTGAAGTACATCGCCCAGCGGCCGGAAGTTTCGATTGCCCACAAACTCGCGCAGCAGTTGCGGCAACTCGAAGCCGACTTCGGTCTCTCGCCGGCGGCTCGCGTGTCGTTGAAGGTTGAGTCGGATGCCCAGCAAGAGAGCACCATCGAAAAGTTCCTCAAGCTCAAGGTTGCCGCCAAGAAGGCAACGTGAGGCGGTTCCCGGTTTTGAGTGGGACGAAAACGCCTCTTCGCTGGTGGTGAACTTCATCGAAGGCGTGTGCTGCCACACGAAGGACTCTCCGACCGCGAAGGCCGGCGAGCCAATGAAACTCCTACGGTGGCACGTCGAGGACGTGATCGAACCGCTCTACGGGTGGAAGGTCAAAGGCGAGGACACGCGGAGATTCAGGCTCGCCTACCTAGAAGTTCCGAAAAAAAACGCCAAGTCAACGCTCCTCTCATGCCTTTCTATCTGGCACCTCATCATGGAGGGCGAGGGCGAGCTCGGGTGTATCGCGGCGAAGGATCGCAACCAGGCGGCGATCATCTTTGACGAGACGGCCGCGATGGTGAACCGCTCGCCGGAACTTCGACAGATGCTCGAAGTGGTGGACTCTCGCAAGACGATCGTCTGCGCCGCGACCGGGTCGAGTATGCGGGTGATCTCCCGCGACGCCGGGGCAGCGGAAGGCCCGTCCTACTCGTTCGTGTTTTGCGACGAACTGCACGCCTGGCCCGACCGGCGTCTATTCGAGGCACTCCGCTACTCGGGCCGCTCCCGTCGAGCTCCACTGCTCGCGACGATAACCACGGCCGGCGACCGGCGGGACACGATTTGCTGGGAGCAGCACGAATACGCGGAGCAAGTGATCGCCGACCCAAAGTATGACCCGCGGTTCTACGGCAAGATTTTTGCGGCCCAGGCGGGCGACGACTACTTCTCGCCCGCCGTGTGGAAGCGGTGCAATCCTGGCATGGGCATCACGATGACTGAGGAGGCGTTCGCCGCTGACGCCCAGGAGGCCCGCAACAAGAGCAGCAAGTTGAACGGCTGGCTGCGGTACTCGCTTGGAGTGTGGGTAGAGAGTTCGCAGAGGTGGATCGACCCCGAGAAGTGGGCCGCTTGCTCCTCGCCCCCGCCCGAGCCGCTCGCAGGCAGACGGTGCATCCTGGGCATGGACTTGTCAAAGAGCACCGACTTGTCCGCTTGCGTTGCGGTCTTCCCGAACGACGACGGGACGTTCGACGTGGAGCCGATGTTCTGGGCTCCCCGCGATCTCATCATGGAGCGGGAGCGCACCGACCGGCAGCCGTTTCAGCACTGGGTCAATCAAGGCTGGATTCACGCGACCGACGGCAATGTGATCGACCACGCCGCGATTCGCGAATACGTGCTGGAATACGCCAAGACGCACCAAGTGCAGAAGGTCTTGATGGACATCAGCGGTGCCGTTCAGTTGTCGGTGGAACTGCAAGGGGCGGGGCTGGACGTGGAATCATACGGACAAGGGTTTCGGCACATGAGCAGCCCCACGAAGCTCCTTGAGTCGCTGACGCTCCAGCAGAAAATCCGCCATGCGGGAAACCCAGTCCTGTCGTGGATGGCCGGCTGCGTGACCGTGGAGACGAATGCGTTTGAAGACGTTCGCCCAGTGAAGAAGAAAAGCACAGGCCGCATCGACGGCATCGTGGCTCTCATCTTCGCCTTGGGCTACTGGGAAGCGAACAGCATCACCAACGCCGCCGGAAACGGCCCCGACTTGTTTTTCATATGATCGCCAAATCCGAGCACCGTATCCTCTGGCTGCCCAACGAAGAGCGCATGTGGGACGACGAAGGCGGCGGCTCGCGAAACGCCGCCGGCGTCAGGATCGACTCTAGCAATGCCCACTCGGTCGCGGCCGTCTTTTCCTGCCTGCGGGTGATCGCGGAGACGGTAGCGAGCCTGCCGCTCCACGTTCTTGAGCGGACGCCGGGTGGCGGCAAGCGGATCGCCCGCGAGCTCCCGCTCTACCGCCAACTCCACGCGCAGCCGAACGGCTGGCAGACCTCGTTCGAGTGGCGTGAGCAGGCTGTCTTTCACATCGGGCTCTGGGGCGACGCGTTCTCTGAACTCAAGGCCGGGCAGATCGTGCCGCTGCACCCGAGCCGCATGAAGGTGGAACGGGTCGAGAACGGAAAGATTCGCTACAAGTTCCGCGAGGACAAAGGCACCGAGACGATCTACTCAAACGAGCAGATCCTCCAGATTCGCGGCCCGAGCGACGACGGCGTCAACGGGATGTCGATTGTCGAGGAGTGCAAGGACGCGATCGCACTGGCCCGGGCTTGCGAGTTGCACGGGGCTCGCTTCTTCGCGGCCGGTGCCCGCCCCGGGTTTGTGCTCTCGACCGACGGCAATCTGAACGCGGAGGCCCGCGAGTCGCTTCGGTCGCAGTGGGACCGGCGTCACGGCGGCGTCGGCAACGCTCACAATACGGCGGTGCTCACGGGTGGGCTCAAGCCCTACGAGATCCCGCAGAGCAGCAATAGCGATGCCCAGTTTCTTGAGCTTCGCCGCTACCAGTTGGAGGAGATCGCACGGCTCTTCCGGTGCCCCGGTCATCTGCTCGGCATCGGGGCCGGCAGCGCGCAAGCCGACATCGAGTTCGTGCAGCACACGATCCTCCCGTGGCTGCGTCGATTTGAGTCGGCGTTCATGCGCGACCTCATCGAAGACGACGATCGGTATCTGATCGAGTTCGACGTGCGCGGCCTCCTCCGCGGCGACTCTTCGAGCCGGTCGGCCTACTACCGGGCCATGTGGGACATCGGTGTTTTGAACACCGACGACATCCGCGAACTGGAAAACATGGACCCGGTCGAAGGCGGCGACGTTCGCTATCGGCCTCTGAACATGGGCACGCTGGGCGAGATGCCGACCGAAGGCGACGTTCTGGCCCAGCAACAGCCCGGGAGCGGGATCGACGGGCAGGCGGTCGAAGGAGGGCTGTCCGCTGCGGCTGGCGAGCCGGTGGTGCCGGCGGTGCCGGGCGAGCCGGCCCAGCCGGAGGCTCCACAAGTGGCCGATGTGAGCCTCAACGGGGCACAGATCAACGGACTGATTCAGATCATCTCTCAAGTGCCCGCCGGCCTGCTCACAAAGGAAGGCGCTGGGTCGATGATTGCGGCGAGCTTCCCGAGTATTTCGCCTGCTCAGATTCAAGGCATCCTAGCCGGCGTCTCAGAGAGCCTTACGCAGCCGATAGAGCCCGCGGCCCCGCCTGCCGGCCGCTCTCTTGAGGAGCGTGCCAAGCCGGGCAGCGTCTCCGAAGGCGACTTCGTGTCGTGGAATTCGTCGGGCGGGCGTGCCCGCGGACGGGTCGATCACGTGATGGACTACGGCACGCTCGACGTGCCGGGCACCGACTTCAAACTCGACGCGAGCGAGAAAGATCCGGCGGCCCTCATCACGGTCTACGAACAGGTAGCCGGTGGGTGGAGAAAGACCGACACGAAGGTCGGCCACAAGGTTCAGACGCTTACGAAGATCGACCCGCTGGCGTCGCCGCCTGCGGATTCGGAGGGTCGCTCGCTCCCCGAGTCTCGTGCCCTCACGATCAGCATGGACTTCGACCGCACGTTCGCGGCCGACCCGACCCTCTGGGGCGAGTTTGCTCGCAAGGCGGTCGCAGACGGCAACACGGTCGTGATGATCTCTCGCCGGCCCGAGGAGGACCGCCAGGCGGTCGCCGAGACGCTGGGCGACTACGCCGACGCTTTCTCTCAGGTGCTCCTCGTGGGTGGCGACACGATGAAGGGCGACGCGGCCCAGGCGGCAGGCATCGACGTTGACGTGTGGGTGGATGACAGCCCGCAGACGATCACGCCCGCGAAGCCGTGCGGCGAGTGCGATGACGAGCCGAAGACGCGGAGCCGCAAGAAGTGATCGCCGTCTTTCGCCCAACGCGACCGGGCGACGCCGACGCCGTGCTGCGGTGCGTGCGGATGCTCAAGGCCGTGCGTGCGGTGATTGAGCGGCGCGAATGCGGGGCGAACGCAGACGGCGGCGGCGGCTTCCAGCCGGGGAACACTTGCGGCAAGGGAGGAGGAGGCGGATCCGCAGGAAGCGACTCGGTCGATTCCGCCGCCGGCGGCGCGGATGGCCCTGCTCACGTCAAAGGCAGCAGGGCGTTCAAGCAGCGTGAAGACCACCGAAACGCCAGGAAAACCGACGATTACCCACCCACCAGAGCTGACGCCGCAGAAACCGACCAAAAGCACACCGTAACGCCTCGATACGCAGAAGACGGCCGATACATTCGCCCCCGATCTCCCGAAGACTGGACCCCAGAGCGTCAGCGAATGCACGAAGAAGTCGTCGCCGACGCTACCGCAAACATTCCGCGATCAGAGGAACCCACTCTCTACATGATGGGCGGCGGCCCGGCTGCCGGAAAAAGCTCGATCATAAGAAGTGGAGATGTAACGCACCCTGACAAACACGTTCTTGCAAACCCTGACGTGTTCAAGGAAGACATCCCAGAATATCGCGACGGCCTGGCGGCCAGAAGAGAGACGGCAGCGCCAGAAGCCCACGAGGAGTCTTCCTATCTCAACAAGCGCACGATGAGTGTTGCCGCCCAAAACGGTCAGGATGTTGTGTGGGATGGAACAGGCGACAACAGTATCGCGAATCTCGAAGAACAAGTGAAGGTTTTCAGGGAAAAGGGCTACAAGGTTCAAGCTGACTACGTGACGTGTGACACCGAGGTGGCTGTAAAGCGGTCTCAGGATGCCGCCAAAAACCCGAAGTCAGATCGCTACGGACGAAATGTGCCGGTTGATGCGATTCGCGAAACACATGCCCGCGTGTCCGAGATTTGGCCGGAGGCCGTCGCTCGCGGGCTCTTCGACCGCAGCGACCTCTACGATACAACCAGCGGAGGCAAGCCGGTTCTCATCGCCAAGGCACGCGGCACGTCTATCGAAATAAAAGACAGGGCCGCGTATCAAAGATTCCTAGACAAAGCCAAGCGCGGAAAGAGGTCGCGAGGCAAGCGTTCTAGTTGAGCAGCATATCTATCGACTGCCCTGCGGCCTTGATTTCGGCCACCTGCTTCTTCATCTTCTCGAAAAACGCTTTCGCCTCATCTCCTGGGATGCTCGGCACGTCCTTGCCGGCGGCGGCCTCAATAATGAGACGGTTCATATCGTCGCCGTCTAGTGCCATGCTTGTGCTCCTTTGATTTTTCATTCTAACGATAGCCAGCAAACTAGAGCAGCAACTCGCCGGTCACGATGTACTGACCCGCGAGTTTTTCCATCGCTCGCGTTGTCACCACGTACTCGTGCCATCCTACCTTGCTCTGGGCCGCTGGCGTCAGCATCTCGGGCGTCAAGGTGTAGCGGAAGGTGATCCCGCGACCCTTGAGCACGATCGGCGTCTTGATGTAATAGTGCTTCCCGTAGTGCCCAAGGCGAGCCTCGATCTGCGAATCCTCGCGACGCTTCTCTCCCATTTCTGGATAGTGAAAGTGCATTCCCATCTCTGTCCTCCTCGCGTTTAGAACCCTCGAACCACGCCTGGCGGCCCAGTGCCGTCAGGCAACCGTCGCCGGGAGCTTTTCCCGGTATCCGATCCAACTGCCGCCAGACCACCGGAACCCATTCGCCTTGAGGTCGTTCAGGATTTCCCGGGCTGGCTTCTCCGCGAACGTCACCCGAACGAACGCATCTCCCTCGATCAGCACGCCGCCGGCAGCGGCCTCCGCTGCCTCTGACCGCTTCGCAATCTGCTCGACCAGGGCGAGCCGCTTCCGGTCTGCCGCGATCTGCTGCCGCAGATTCGACAACGCATAGGGCGGGTACGGGTGAGGCTCCCAAGAGTAGGTCGGCTTGTAGTTCCGAATCTTCTCGGCTTCAGCCTCAGAAACTCCTTCCGGCATCGCTCCGGTCTTGGCGAACTTGGCGTGAGCCTTGTTCACAAACTTCATCCGCTCGACTATCCGCTCACGGTCGGCGATCCGCTTTTTCAAGTTTTCTGCGGCATCTGCGTCGTCGCTGAAGATGTTCCGCTTCAGCCGGCTTTCGAGGGTCGCCGCCGCCCGGTCGTGCCGAGCAGCCATCCGCTCGGACTCAATGCCCGCCCGCATTCCGTTCTCGATCCGCTTGGCATCCGCACGGGCACGCTTCTCGGAGTGGTGCCCGACCAGAATCGGCTGCCCGAACGGGATCGTGTCGGAAATGGCCTTTGCCTGCTTGAAAGAAGCGTCTGCCTTTGCGACTCGCTTCTCTGCCCACTCGCGGCGAAGCTCTGCCCGCCGCTCCATTCGTTCTCGCATGGTCATTGCTTGCGTTCCTTTCTTGTTGCGTCGATTACTCTTGCTCTGCTCGGAGTCGCTTCATCCGAATGTGCTCGTCGTTGAAACGCTCGTACCCCTTGGCTGCCTCCAGAACCTCCCGAACTGTCGAACCCTCCTTGATGCCTTTCGCCCGCAGCCACTCGATCGGAATCCCGACAATGTCGGACGCCTGCTTCTCAGTCAGCGGCTTGTCAAGGAAATTTGTCATCTCTCTCCCCTTCTTGGTGTAAGTGTCAGCCACTTGCCGCCATCACTGCCATCGCCTTCGCGTTCGCGCCCCAGTAGTGGCCGATCAGCTCTCCGGTGTAAGCCTGAATGGCGGTCCACGGGTGCTGCTCGGTCTTGGTGTTGGGGTACTTGTAAACGACTCCGACCACCACAGATCCGCGCTTCACGAGGTATTCGGCCGGGGTGTTGCGCCCGGTCGCCTTCTTGTAAAGCTCAACGGTGACTTCTTTCGACATCGATCACTCTCCCTTCTGGGCGGCCGCGGCCGCGACAACTTTTTCGTAATCCAATTCCCACGCTTCCGGCTGGGCAGGCATCTTGTTCGCCTCCCCGCCATGCTGGGCCGCGTACTGCTTGGCACGCTTCTCAGTGATCCCGAACATCCGCTGGCTCATGTGCTTTCCAACCCATTGCCAGTTCTGGGGCTCTGGGCCGGCCATTGCAGCAGCCAACTCGCGAAAGTGATTCAAGACTGCTTCGTTCATCTCAAGCCTCCTTTTTCACGTAACCGGACTTCGGACTGCCGACAGAAATCGCATCGCGCTGCTCGCCGTGAACAACAATCGGCGAATCCAGCTTCACGAACACAGAGTCGTGACCCTTCTGCCAGCCATTCCAGTACCAGACCCCTTGGACAACACCGGCGAACTCAACGCCGAAATACTTCCCGCGAACTCGATCACCCTTTTCCACAACCAACCTCCTTTCAGTCAGAGCAGTGGTAATTCACGAGCAACTCAACACCCTTGCCGGCCCACTGGCCGAGCAACTCATCGAGAGCAGAGCGTCCGAGCGGAGCATCGACGTAGCCGACAACAGCCTCATACCGATATCGCGGGTATTTCCTCTGGCAGTAGCAGGCCCACCCGACACGCACCTTCTCAATCCGAGACTTCTCGACGCCTGCCGCAACCAACTGAGCCTTGCGGCCAGCAACCGCACGCACGAACCAGAAATCAAACTCGTTCACAACAAACCTCCTTTCGACTCCCGATCACCCATCCCTCACACCCCTAGTATATCCGATCGGCAATACCCTGTCCAGGGGTTGAGGCAAAATAATTTCAGCCCTAGAAACAGGCTGATTTTAGGGGTATTGCCGAGTGGACACTTAGTACCGTGAGAAACGGCTACTCGCGCGGCCTTCCGGCCGTCGGATGTCGGCTAAATCGCTCGGCATCCGCTTTGCGGATGAACCACTGATCCTCGATCCTGAAGGCCCGCACTTTGCCCGTAGAGGCCAGGGTGCGCATCCAGGCTCTAGTCACGTCCGCAAGTTTTGCGGCCGTCCCAACGCTTACGTATTCGCCTGGATCGACTTTTGTCATGGTGGCGAAGTGTACCCCGCTGCAAGCCTGCTGGCAACGAATCCTAGATTGAGCGTATGGAAAAGTATGACCACATCGACTTCACGCCGCCGGCTGGCGTCCGCGACGAAGCCGCGAAGGGTCTGGCGTGGCGCGGCGAGCACGGCCGCGGCGGCACGGCGGTCGGCATCGCTCGGGCTCGCGACCTCTCGAACGGCGCGACCATCTCGCCCGAGACCGCCCGCCGCATGAAGGCGTATTTCGACCGCCATGAAATCGACAAGCAGGGCGAGGGATGGAACCCAGGAGAGAGCGGATTCCCGAGCAACGGGCGTATCGCCTGGGCATTGTGGGGCTCCGATCCCGGCCGGGCTTGGAGCCGCAAACTCGTGGAACAGATGAACGCCGCAGACGAGGAGAACCGAAGCATGGTCAACGCAATCGAACGCCGCTCCCTAATCCTTGACGAAGTGGAATCCGACACGCCGCTGCTCGCAGTCGAGACGCGGAGCGAGGAAGGCGAAAGCGAGTCCCGCGAGTGGATTGTCGGCTATGCCGCCAAGTTCAACACGCTCTCGCTCGACCTGGGCGACTTCGTGGAACGCCTCGACCCCGGCGCGTTCGGCCTCGTCACCGAGCGGCGTGGCCGCAAGAAGCCGCTCCAGACCCGGGCCTTGTGGAACCACGACGCGAACTTCCCCCTCGCCCGCTACCCCGAGACGCTGCGGTTGACGGTTGACGACATCGGGCTCCGGTACGAGTTCCCGGTGCCCGACACGACCTATGGCCGCGACATCGCCGCCAACATTCGAGCGGGGATCGTGAAGGGCAGTTCCTTCGCGTTCCAAGTCGCCAAGGGCGGCGACGAGTGGAGCGTCGAGGAAGGCCGCAGCGTGCGGACGATCAAGGCGGTCGATTCGCTGATCGATGTTTCCCCGACCACGTTCCCGGCTTACCCCGACTCCGACGTGGCGGTGGCGAAGCGGTCATTCGACCAGTTCCGCCAGTCGCGCGAAGCGGAGGTCGAGAGGCGTGCCGCCTCGCTTGCTAAGCGTGCTACGTTCCGCAAGCAGGCGAACAAACTCCGCGAGTACCTGGGCAAGCATGGCCGCTAAATCGGGCGACGAATGCCCGCAGTGCAAGTGCGGGCGGTTGCTGGTGGCATCGAGCCAGCGGCAGGGCGAGTACCAAATTCGCTACCTACGCTGCCGCGATTGCGGCTGCACAGATAAGCACGTGCTGCCGTCTGCCGAGGTTCGCCGGCTCAAGGCCGCGGGCTAGTCCTTTACTGCCCGCCGTGCGTGTGCTGCAAGGGTTGGGCCTCGTCTCCGTAGCGTGAGGGTATCGGCGGCATCGGTCGCCCCCCCCGAACACAGGAGACGCTCACGTGGCTGTCGAAAAGCTCAAGGCTCTGCTCGATGAACTCGCTGCCGTTGTCGCCGAGATGGAGGCGATGACCGAAGACGCCCCCGAGGGCGGAGAGGCCGCGCCGATGACCGAGGAGCAGGAAGCGTCGCTCCGCAGCCTTGAGACCAAGGCCGACAAGCTCCGCGAGCGGATTGAGTTCGTGCAGCGCGTTCAGGTGAAGGAAAGCGAACTGCGGGCCGTTTTGGAGCGTGCTGCTCCGGCCAAGGCGATCGAGACCCCCGAGTCGAAGGAGACTGCCGTGGAGAAGCGTGAGTATGCCGTGCCGAAGTCGCACAACAATCTCCGCGCGTTCAAGGACGCCGAGACCGCCTACCGTGCGGGAATGCACCTGAAGGGCTACGTGTTCGGCGATGCCGAAGCCCGTCGGTGGTGCCAGGATCACGGCGTCGAGACCCGCGCCCAGGCCGGCGGAATCAATTCGCTCGGCGGTGTCCTTTCGAGCCCTGAACTCAGCAATGAGATCATCCGGCTTGTCGAGGAGTTTGGCGTGTTTCCGCAGTACGCGAAGCGGGCCGTGATGAACTCCGACACGCTCGTCTATCCGCGTCGCACTGGCGGCTTGACCGCCCGTCCGGTCGGCGAGAACGTCGAAGTGACCCAGAGCGACGTGACGTTTGACAACGTCGAGCTCAACGCGCGAATCTGGGGCGTGGCGAACCGCACCCCGAACAGCCTGCTCGAAGACTCGGTGATTGACCTCGCCGATGCGATGGCGGTCGAAGTGGGCCAGGCGTTTGCCGAAGCCTTCGACAACGCCGGCTTCATCGGTGACGGCACGCTGGCCTACCACGGCGTGACCGGCGTGGCGACGAAGGTTCTCCAGTCGGCCTACTCGGCGAGCGTCGTGACTGCCACGGGCAACACGACCTTCGGCGACCTGACCATGCGGAACTTCACCGACGTGCTGGCCCGGCTCCCGCTGTTTGCGAGGAACCGGAACGCTCGCTGGTACATCTCCCCGGCTGGCTGGGGCTCCGCGATGCTGCGGCTCGCCATGCTCCCCGGCGGCACGTCCAACGCTGGCGGGAACAACTCGGGCAACATCGCCGCCGGTTTCGGCGAGACGTTCCTGGGCTACCCCGTCACGCTCGTGCAGCCGATGGAGAGCCGAGTGACCGGCACGACCGGCCAGGTGGCTGCCCTGTTCGGCGACCTGAGCCAGGCCGCGATCTTCGGCGAGCGTCGGGCCATCTCGATCAAGACCGCCAGCGAGCGGTTCATTGAATTTGATCAAACATTGACCTTTGCAACGGCTCGCAACGCGATGGTCGTGTCCGACCTGGGCTCGACCACGAAGGCCGGCCCGCTCGTTGCCCTCAAGTTCGGCTGAACCTAACGACACCCTCTAGGAGACCCTGACCCATGAATTTTGGTGCTGCACAGAAGTCGGTGTCGAAGGCCGAAGCCTCAGTGGCCTCGAACGCGACCCACTCGCTTGAAATCGATACGCTCGGATTTGCTTACGCGTCGATCGACGTTCTCTTCACGCCGTTCACGGCCGCTGCCGCCACCGCTGCAACGGCCGCCACGGTGCTGCGTCTGGCCCAGAGCGACACCAGCGGTGCCGCGGGCACGGCGAACCTCTACGTGCAGGGCGTCGATTACACGGTGGCCGCTGGCACGACCGCCACGGCTGGCGTGGGCTACGCCCACCGCTTCGACGTGGACTTGAGGGGCAAGCGCCGTTACCTCACGGTGTTCGCGACGCCGGTCTCCACGGTGGGAATCGTGACCTCGTGCCGTCTCTCGAAGGGCGAGGCCGGCCCGATGTCGGCAAGCGACAAGAACGTGAACACGCAAGCCGTCGGCTGATCGGCTTGACACGCGAACGAAAGTAGACGGCGGGAAGGCGACGAGCCTCCCCGCCGTCTCTCTTTTAGGAGCTCGCCGTGATCGTTCAAGTTGGTGATTCCCGCGTCGAGGTGCGTGCCGAAGCCGTCCTGTCTGGCCCACGATTCGGGCCACTCATCAACGCCTTCGGGTTTATCGAAGCGCTGATGCCGCTGCACATCCGCCCGACACTCGGGCAGGGAGCCTACTGGAGCCAGGTTCTCACGAGGATGCTAGAGCAGTTCGAGCCCACGACTGAGTTCATTATCACGCTCGATATGGACAGCTTCGTGAGTCGCGAGCAGATCGAACATCTGTTCGCATTGGCGATGACCTTTCAGTGCGATGCGTTGGCCCCGCTCCAGACGAAGAGGGAGGACGGCAGGCCGATGCTCACGCTTCTCGACACGCTAGACAACCCGCCCGAGGGCGGCGTCACGTCGGTGCCCGTGGAGTGGTTCGGCCACCCGGTGAGGCAAGTCGATACGGCACATTTTGGATGCACGATCATCTCGACGGCGGCTCTACGGCGGATGAAAAAGCCGTGGTTCTACGAAAGCCCAGATCCGCAGGGCGGGTACGGCGAAGGCAGAACCGATTCCGACATCGGGTTCTGGAGGGGGTGGAAGGCTTCCGGCAACCGGCTCTACGTGACGCCTCGCGTGTGCATCGGGCACGGCGAATACGTGATTACCTGGCCCGGGAAGAACCTGGGCGGCCCGGTCTATCAGTACACAACTGAGTGGCAGGAGACGCGGAAGCCGCCGGAAACTGCATGGAGGGTGGGCGAATGACGAAGATAGAAATGGTGCGGCTACGGATGAGGAAGGCACACGGTGCCTACCGGGTCGGCGAGATCGTGGAACTGCCCGAGCGTGATGCCGAGTCGCTGATCGCCTGGGAGTACGCGGAGCGGGCCGCAGACAAGCAGACGATGATCGAGACCGCCAGCGTGGAGCCGGCGACGCAGACGGCAGACGTGACGCCGCGGAGACGACGCAAGTGATACCGCAACGCTACCGCAGTCTGAAGCGAACCGCCGCCCCGGCGGTCGAGCCCGTGACGCTGTCCGAAGCCAAGGCCCACTGTCGGGTCGATGCGTCGGCCGACGATACGCTGATCACGAATCTGATCACGACTGCTCGCGAGCTCGTAGAGGACTACATCGACCGGGCTCTCGTGACCCAGCGGCTCGTCATGAAATTCGACCAGTTTCCCTACGAGATTGAACTGCCTCGCCCGCCGATGGCGAGCAGCGGAACCGTCACGGCGGTGACGATCACGTACACGATTGCGGATAGCAGCACGGCGACGGTTGCGGCCACCGACTACCGGGTGGATCGCGACTCAACGCCGGGCCGCATTCGCACTACCTACAACGGCTCCTGGCCGTCGGCGTTACTGGATGCGAACGCGATCACGGTCACATGGTGGGCTGGCTACGGCTCCTCAAGCGACATCCCGCAGCGGGTAAAGTCGGCCATGCTGATGACGATCCTCGAACTCTATGAAAAGCGTGGCGACGGGCAGATGCCCGATGGTGCCAAGCGGCTGCTCGATACCGTCTCGTGGGGGAGCTACACGTGAGCCTGTCGGCAGAGGTGTTTTTCAGTATCGTCGCGGTGGAGACCGACACGGCCGACATTGCGCGAAATAGTCGCGTCACTCGGGCTGATTATTTCCAGGCGCTCACCGAAGGCACCGCCGCGAACCAGGCACAGATCGCGTGGAGCGATTCGCGGGTGAGCGGCGGCACCGACACGATCCAGTTGGATAGCCTGTCCGACACCCGCGACGGGGCGAGCGTGTCGGTGGTTTTTTCCGCCGTAAAAACGATCTACGTTCGCAACACAGGCAGCACGCACACGCTCACGCTGACCGGCTCGTTCTCTGGCAGCGTTGCCCCCGGCGGCATCTTTGCAGTCGTGAACCCGTCGGCTGCCGGAGCGTCGGCTTCGTCGCTGTTCGTGACGAGCACGGCCGGCGCGACCTATGACATCGTCGTGGTCGGCGAGGGCACGATCATATGATCGACGCCGGGCAACTCCGCGAACGGATCACGGTAGAGCAGCCGACCGAATCGCGGAACCGGCTGGGTGAGACGACTTACACGTACTCGTCATTCGCAGAAGTATGGGCCAGCGTCACGGGCGTGACGGCGCGGGAGTTCCTCCTGGCGAACACCCAGCAAACAGAGATCACGCACCGGATTCGGATGCGGTATCTGACGGGGCTCACGAACCAGATGCGGATCTCGTGGCGTGGGCGAACGCTTCAAATCATCTCGGTACTGGAGCGAGAGAACCGGAGTGAGCACGAACTGATCTGCTCGGAGACCGTCTAGTGGCTGTCGGCGGCGTCCAGATCAATATCAACGCCGAAGAACTGCGCGGCTTGCGTGACAAGCTCGCCTCGTTCTTTCCGAACAAGCAAGCCGCCGACGTGATCGGCGACGCGGTGCGGAAGGCGATCCAGCCGATGACACGCAGGCTACGAGAGATCACGCCCGTCGGCCCGACGGGCAACTTGAAGCGGGCGGTCACGTCGAAGGTCGTCAAGTACAAGCAGACCGGCGTGGCGGTCGGGATCGTGGGCTACACGCGAGCTGGGCAAGGCGGTTCCG